GCTAGGACATCTTGATGGTGTTTCTGGAGCTATTCAAACACAGCTAGATGCAAAAGCTGCATTAGCGGGTGCAACTTTTACTGGTCAAGTAAACATGAGTGATGATTTAGTAGTCACTGGTAATTTAATAGTAAACGGGGGCACTACTACTGCTAACTCAGTAAACCTAGTTGTAGAAGATAGATTAATTATGTTAGCCAACTCAGTCTCAGGCGCTCCTAGTGCTGATGTTGGTATTTTATTCAATCGAGGAAATCAAGGTAATGCAGCACTATTTTATGATGAGTCTGCTACTACATTTAAATTAAGCGATACTCAAGATCCTGCTTCTAACACTGCTATATCACCTGTGAGCGCTTCTAATCTAGATGTGGGAATTTTAACTGCAGTTACTATTAATCAAAATGGTGCAAACTTAGATGACTTAATTAGCTCTAATGTTGATGGAGCTATTTCTACTGTAAACGATACAGATCTAACTGCTTCAAGAGCACTTGTATCAAGTGGGTCAGGTAAAATTGAAGTATCAGCAGTTACTGCAACTGAGGTAGGATACTTAGACGGAGTTTCAAGCGCTATACAAACACAATTAAACGCAAAACAAGCAACTATAACTGGAGCAGCTACTACTATAGATGATGCTGACTTAACTGCGTCAAGAGCGTTAGTATCTGATGGTTCTGGTAAAGTTGCCGTTAGTGCAGTTACTGCAACTGAGGTAGGATACTTAGACGGAGTTTCTTCTGCAATTCAAACACAATTAAACGCAAAACAAGCAACTATAACTGGAGCAGCTACTACTATAGATGATGCTGACTTAACTGCGTCAAGAGCGTTAGTATCTGATGTTTCTGGTAAAGTTGCTGTTAGCGCAGTTACTGCAACTGAAATTGGTTACTTAGATGGTGTTTCTTCTGCAATTCAAACACAATTAAACGCAAAACAAGCAACTATAACTGGAGCAGCTACTACTATAGATGATGCTGACTTAACTGCGTCAAGAGCGTTAGTATCTGATGGTTCTGGTAAAGTTGCTGTTAGCGCAGTTACTGCAACTGAAATTGGTTACTTAGATGGTGTTTCAAGCGCTATACAAACTCAGCTTGATGCTAAATCTTCAACAGCAAACGCTGGAGCTTTAGCTGCGGGTATCGCAAGTGTGGGTGTAGCAGATGGTTCTATCACAACTGCAAAACTCGCTGCTGACGCAGTAACAGGTGCCAAGATAGCAGACGATGCTATTAACTCAGAACACTACACAGATGGGTCGATAGACAGAGTCCACCTTGCTGCAGATATTATTGATGGCACTAAAATTGCTAATGATGTTTTAAATTCTGAACATTATGTTGCGGGCTCTATTGATGCTGAACATATAGCCAGTAGTGCAGTAACAACTGCAAAGATAAATGATAATGCTGTAACTGTAGGAAAACTAGCTACTACACTAGATCTTGGAGCTCTCTCATAAGAAATCTTTGATAAACTAAAATATTTTACTGTATAAACTGGAAGCGCCTTGTAACTTACAAAATTAATTTGACAGACTCAATGGTAAAGACTATATTAAAAGGAAAGTAAATGACAACAAAAATTAGCGCTAGAGTTGGTGGCTTAGGCTTAGATGCTAGAGATAAATTTGAAGTACAGTCTAATGCAACTGTCACTATAGGTAATGGTACATCTACTGGTAATTTGAATGTAGGTACTATTACTGCTGGAACATATAACGGTCTTAGCTCTAATGCACTTACAGACTCAGACACTGTAGTCTCTATTACAGATCCTGCTATTACTTTAGCCTCAAATGGTACTGACAGAGTTGTTGTTGATAGCACTCAAAGTGTAGAGATACAGATTACTGGCGACTTAGCCGTAACAGGAACATTTGACTTAGGGTCATTATAAGGAGTAGAAAATGGCTACACAGCTACAATTTAGACGAGGTACAACAGCTCAAAATAATGCCTTTACAGGTGCTGCTGGTGAACTATCAATTGATACAGACACTAAAAATATTCGCATACATGATGGATCTAATGCTGGAGGAGCGGAAATAATTCCTGCAGGCACTATTGTGGCGTATGGCTCTGCTACACTTCCCGCAAATGCAGGGTGGTTAAAATGTGATGACTCAGCAGTAAATAGAACTACTTATGCTAGGCTATTTGCAGTTATAGGAACTACTTATGGAGCAGGTGACGGAAGCACAACTTTTAATGTACCAGACTTTAGAGACAGAGTTCCCTTAGGTGTAGGCACTAATAATAGTAGTTTAGGCGCTGAAACATCTGGTGCTGCAGCTTCAGCTGTTATGGCCTCTGCAACTAAATCAGGAGTAACTACAGGAGCTTCTAATACTGGAACAAGTAACACTGGAACTGGCAACACGGGAACAGGTAATACTGGGACTGGCAACACTGGGACTGGTAGTAGTACAGGAAATGCCGGAGCAAACACTGTAGCATCTAACACTGGTAGTGCAGGTGCAAATACTGTAGCATCTAATACTGGCGGTGCAGGAGCAACCACTGTTGGATATAATGCCATTAATAATGTTAATGTAAAAACTGGAACAGGTAATACAGGCACGGGCAACACTGGAACAGGTAATACTGGCACTGGTAGTACTGGAACAGGTAGTACTGGAGCTAGTGATACTGGTAACCAAAATGCAGCAATAACCACTGGAACAGGTAATACTGGAACAGGCACTACTGGTACTGGAACAACTACAGCTAGTGATACTGGTAATTTAAATGCTAATATTAACACAGGTGCAACAACTCCTTCATTTACAGGAAATGGAGCAGCTACTGCATCCTCAGGTGGTAAAGATACTTCTGGTAACGTTTCAGTTATTTCTGGAGGATCTGTTGGTTCTCATACACATACTGTAGGTGCACACACTCACAATATACCTGGGCTTTCAGTTCCTGGATTATCAATTCCTGCGCTATCAGTACCTGCACTGAGTATACCCAATCATTCTCACAACATTCCTGCACTATCAGTGCCTGCATTAAGCGTTCCTGCACTGTCAGTACCTGCGTTAAGCGTTCCTGCACTAAGTGTACCAGCTTTGACTATTCCCTCACTAACAGTCAATTCTCATACTCATAGCGTACCATCGCTTACAGTAAATAGTCACGCTCATAGCGTACCATCGCTTACAGTAAATAGTCACGCTCATACTATACCTGCGCTATCAGTACCTGCACTGTCAATACCTGCGTTATCAATACCTGCGTTATCAATACCAGCTTTAAGTATCCCTGCTTTGACAGTCAATAATTTTTCTGTAAACACTACTCTCCCTAATCAAGTGGTTCAATACATTATAAAGACGTAGATGAGTTATGACGGATAATACTAGAGAACTTGATCAGATACAACAAGAATTAGATGAAATCCAAAAACGTAGTAACGAGAACAAACTTTCTATTGCTACTCTAGATGCTCTCTCCCTTGAACGACATGAACATATCATGAAAACTCTTAACACTATGCATGAAAAGATATCAAATTTAGAAGATCTTGCAACAAGTGGTAAAAGTTCTATCAGAACCCTTTGGTATGTTGGTGCTATAACAGGAGGTATTTTGGCCTTTGCTTACACAATTTTTAACTTTTTTCCTAAATGAGTTTTTTTAAATTAAATATCGATAAATTATGTTCTAAATTACCTACACCTGTTCAGTTTAATGAAGCTCAAAGGTCTATGGTTGATGGGTTAGAAAATAATCGTTTTTTTGTAACAATCTCTGCTCGAAGAACGGGCAAGTCCTATGCTGCTGCAATCCTTGCTTTTGCTAAATTATTAGAACCAAAACAACAAGTAATGGTGGTTGCACCAAACTTTTCTTTGTCATCTATTATCTGGGACTATGTTACTGACTTAGTTAAACAGATGGAACTTGAAGTAGATCGCTTTAATCAAAAAGATAAAGTAGTAAAACTAATCAATGGTAGTACTTTTAGATTACTTTCGGCAAATAACAGAGACTCTTTAGTGGGTCGTGCTGCAAATCTCCTAATAGTAGACGAAGCAGCCATTATCTCAAACGATGAATATTTTACTAGAGATCTTCGACCTGCTCTTTCTACTTTTAGAGATTCTCGTTGTTTATGGATATCTACTCCCAGAGGAAAAGGTAATTATCTGTTTACCTATTATAATAGAGGGATAGACGATGAATACCCTGATTGGGGTAGCACTTTACACACCTGGAGATCAAACCCATTATTATCTGAAAAAGATATTGAAGAGGCTAAACGTACGATTACAAAAGCAATGTATCTCCAAGAATACGAGTGTGAGTGGACTACTACCGAAGATCAGATCTATCAAGGTTTGAATGAAGAAAAACACATAAATGATTTTGTCGGTGAACGTTTTATAGAAGTTATAGGCGGATTAGATGTTGGTTATAGAGATGAAAATTGTTTTGTTGTGGTTGGCTTTGATGGTGTAAATTACTATGTGGTAGATGAATATATCTCTAGAGAATCTACTACATCAGAACTAGCAGAGATTGTGAGAGAAAAACAAGAAGAGTGGAGTATTGATTCTATTTATATTGACTCGGCGGCTCAACAAACAAAAGCAGATTTTGCTTATGACTATGATATATATTGTGAAAATGCTATAAAGTCAGTTAATGATGGGATATCTTCTTTACAGGCCTTAATAGAACAAGATAGATTACTATTTGATACTGAAGGAGGAGCTCACTCATTTTCTGCGATGAGCAGCTACAAATGGAATCCCAACACCGATAATCCTAAACCAGTTCATGACTGGTCTTCTCATCCGTGTGATGCAATTAGATATGCTATATATACACATCAAAAAATGAGTGCGATTAGTGTCTTCACAGGTTAGAATAATAATTTTATGCTATAAACGATGGGGAAATGT